GAGATACCACCCGAAATGTGCGAATGGTCAAACTCGATTTCTTCCACGGCACTACGGTTCAACTGTGACGCAGTGACCAACAAGATACCCAGTTCCTTGGCCAAGTTGCGCAGTTCTTCACTCACATACTTGTCTTTCACAAACAAGTCGTTGGGCGAAACTTTGGCGCTGACCGGCATCAACAAGTCCAAGTAGTCCACCATGATAAAGTCTACTTTGTGACCGGTCTTGATCTGATACTCTTTCAAGAACGCACGTACATCGTTGATGTTGCTCTGTGCTGGCAAGGCTTTGACTTGATAGCTGCCGCTTTTGCGACCCACCATCTTGATCTTGAGTGCTGCATTTTCTTTGTCACGTCGGATGTCCTTGGTGCTCATGTCTGTCAGCATGGCTGCAGTACGCAAGCCTGTGAGTTCTTCACTCAGTTCCAAGGTAATGTAAACACCGTGTAATCCTTGTTGCACCCAGTTCAAGGCAATGTTCATCATCACTAGAGATTTACCAGAACCTGATCCGCCAGCAAAGATGTTGAGTTCGCCACGACTGAATCCACCATACAGCAGTCGATCCATCTGTGGCCAGCCTGTTGACACCTGTCCGCCTGTGTCAAAGTAGCGACTGAACATGCCTTCGGGGTCAGCCCAGAAGTCTGTGCCCAGGTCCTTGGTCAAACTGATCTGCACCGCATCCTTGATCAGTTTTTCCACAGGTTCAAACTCGCCTTTTTCCAGCAAGTCTGCTGACTTCAAGATAGCACGTTCTAGTTCTTGACGTCGAGTAAATGCTTCAAACTCAGTCATGAACCATTCAAAGTGTCCTTCGTTCAAGTCTGGAACTGTTTGCAGTCGTACACCTGTGGTGGCCGATATCTGCGTGATCTCGGGCATGGTCTTGTACTTGTCCGAGTGCTCGCGAATAAACTCTGCAGCCGGACGTAGGCTGCGATCAAAGTTTTCGGGATTGAAAATGTTCTGCACACGCACATAGCTCGACGCATCCTGCAACATCATTTCCAGGAACAAACGTTGTACGTCAGTTGAGTAATCTTTTAGCAAGTTGTCTTTTCCTTAGTTCTATTTTGATTCTACTGGTTTCTCTGGCCTGCATGATAGTTATCAACACAGCAAGCCGGCCATATTTGATCACAGCATCGTTGACATCTTTGCAGTCATCACCCCAGTCAGGTATGCTCACTGCCCAACCCAGTTCCATGGCGCGGTCTATCAAGTCCAGGCCTGTTTTGTCTTGATCAGGCACCACTGTGATTTCCTTACCTAGGTTGCGTATCACACGGGCTTGAACATCGCTAATGTCATTGTGCATGACTGCAACACCACCAATGCTGAGTGCGTCAAATATGCCTTCAGTCACCAAGACCTGTGTCCAGGCGGCCTGCACACTGTCTACATTAAACACATAACCCGGCTGTGAGTCAGTGAGATATCTGGGATTGCGATCATCCAAGAATCGCTTGGTCCATCCTACCACGCGGTTGTTGTAGGTAAATGGAACGACAATACCTGCACGTTTGCTGAGAGCATCCACCATAAACGGAAAGTATTCAGGTGCTCGTCGTGATTGCAAGTATCTAGCCGACTCTGAATTAGGTTCCACAAACTCTGCTCCTGCTGGCAGTTCTCGTTCTTCAAAATTGATACCTTGCAACAGTTGCGCAGTACGTTCACGATCTTCAATGATGCCGTACACACTGCGATGCCGCATACTGTCAAGGTTCAAGTGTTCAATGTCATTGTCACTTACACCAAACCAACTCAAGAGCCTGCGGGCCTTAAAGCTCACAGAGCGGCCAAGGATAAAGCTGGCAGTGTAGCTACAATTGAAGCAGTGATAACTCCAACCTTGTTCAGTTGCCTTGAGTCCACCTCTTAGTCGATGATCTGCACTCTGCCCATTGTGCGTACAGCAAGGCGCATTGAAGCTGATCCACCCTGAAGGTGTCTGCTTCCGTTTGCCGGGCAAGTAACTGGTTATGTCAATCATCTGTTATAGTATAACAGAATCACCCGGTGAACTGCAACGATTAACGGTATTGAATGTTCTCAACTACACCGTTTGTGAGAACTACTGTGGCTGCAGTACTGCCTTCAAACTGGATAGGCAAGTAGCCTGAACCGCCGTTGGTCACTGTGACGTTGGCCACAGTGCCGGCACCGCCTGAGTTCAAAGTGGCCACAGCAGTGGCACCTGCACCATAGCCTAGGATCTGCACATACGGAGGGGCCACATAGGAATTGCCAGAATTGGTCAACAAGATTCCAGTCACTACGCCATCTACCACGGTGGCCTCAGCAGTGGCACCGTAACCAATAGAAGTGTTTAGGGCAATTCTCAACAAGGGATGATAACCCACTGCATTAAAATACACAGATTCTGTAGCATCCAAATACTCACGGCTTTCGGTAACATTATAAAATTCTGATTCGTAGTCCTGTGCTGCCTGTAGTTTGAGTGTGCCTGTGTAGTGCACCAAGTCCATTTTGACTGTGGTTAGGCTAGAGCCATTGGTGGTCATGTGGCTGCTATAAAACTCTGTACGCTGCACACTGTTGAGTGGCTGTGGGTTCAGTGCCCAGTCAGGCCAGCCAGTGGGGGCTGCACTCACGGTTTGATTTTTGCCAGTGATAGTGGGAATGGTAACTTCAAGGCTGGGCACAAATTCTGGATAGATACTATCCACAATGTTACAATCAGCACGGGCACCTGCATCAGCGTCAGTGAACACAGCCTGATGATAGCTGCCCTGAGTTCGCTCAATGCTGTAGCTGCCGGGTTGAGCCACAATGTCATTGGTGTCCTCTGGGGTCAATACCACACGCACCCGCCCGGTCACAGCACTCAGTATGTCCATTTCTTTTTCCACCAGTAAGCGATCGCCAGCTTGTGTCAAGAGTCTAAATTTGAATGTGGATCCTGTGACATTGACAGGCTTTTGATCCTGATTGATGAATTCAAAGAGCAACACATTGTCCACTCCTTTGTTTACTGTTAAAGTTTTTGCGTACACTGGATCATACCTCTTTGTGAAATATCCACCCGCGGTGTCTACCAGTAACACTCTGGTAATTTGCTGATAAAGATATGTATTTAGCACACCATAAATAACCCAGATGGCTAACAACATATTCCAAAAGCTGACAGAAAAATATCCTTTTATAACCTTGTGTGTCTACGCCAACAACGAGTATGTGGGAGTGGTGCAAAATCGTGATGATATTGTGACCACCATCTACGACTTTGGTGCTGTGATTTTGCAAGAAGATAAACTGGAGTTTTTGGAGTTGGCAGCAGCCTGGTGGTGGGAAAGCAATCGTAGTATTCCTATCAACATTTTCTTGAGACGAGACTGGGACAAATTCAGACCCACATTACGCACTTTTGTCAATAAAGATCTTGAAATCCTACATGGCCCAACCTGTAGCTTGCTGGACATAGCCCGTAAAAAGAGCAAGCGAAAAAGCATCACACTGGTTCGTCGGCTTGACTAATCAAGTTCATGTGTAAAGCAACCAACATGCTGTAACTAAGAGCATGCGCCTTTTTGAATGTATATCCTTGACTGCTATCCCCATCCCACACTGTGTCAAACACCTGATCCCAGGATTGATTTTGTAAGTGTGCTTTGCCTGGCCGAATGATCGAAATAAAAGCTGCCATTCTGGGTATAGAATCAGGTCGCATGGTCTTTAACAGATCTGTGTAATTGCCCACATGCACCAATTGGCCGGCCCAGGCCGGATCTTGCCACAGTCGTTGCCAGGGCGGAGTTGCGGCCAGCATTTGTTCATAGTGCTCAAGACTCTTGATCAACTGATACACACTCATGTTCAAGAAGTCGATCTTAAAATAGCCACGTGATTCTGCGGACTCATAGTCTATGGCTGCACACTGATTCACAGGATCATACGGAATGTCTGTGACATACACACCCGAATTATGACGTCGTACCTGGCCTTGATGTAATTGTCGTGCTGGGGTATGCTGAATCAAACTCAGTATCTTGTTTCTGTCAGCAAAGTCCAAGTCAATGTCTGCGCTCATGTCACCATCCTGCTCGAGTTAATATTTCTTGTGCATAGGCCTGATCTGCAGGACGTTTTGCAAACTGCTGCTGCCACAAATCCGAATCAATATAGGGCCAGATCATGGCAACCTGTGTGGGATCGAGACTGCCCAAGAACCTTTGTCCCGATTCAGAATTGTATATCACCCAAGGACTAATCCGCCCTGTTGTGACAGCATAGCACATGGCATTGGCATTGCCGTATCTTAAACAGTCGCTGGGCTGGGCTAAGTTGGTTTCTGCCCAGTTTAAGCCAAACTCCACTGCACGAGCTAGAGCATCGTCCACTGCTTCTACCTGTAGGTAATCAATTAGATATTCTGTGTACACTCGATCGCTACACCAGTAGTCGATCTTTTTGTTGTGTTTCAGCAACCAGTCAATGAAACGCGGTGGGTTAATAGCACGTATGCCCACACAGTATCGTCCAAACTTGACAAACGCACGATAGTAGGCCGACTCCACAAAGGTTTCAAATGTTTTGTTGCGAGCTGATCCTGCTGCTGTTTCGTAAAAGCGTATGTAACTCTGAAAACCCAAACGAACACCTGCCTCATCACGGCCGGCGTGTCTACGCTTGGGCTCACACATGTGTGCTGCAATAGAAGTTTCTTTTGCAAACTCTTTCTTGCAATATTCGCAACAATAGCTCATGCTAGTATTTTATGCTCTCGAATGTATTCCGTCAAGTAAGCGTTTAGGACTTCGTGATGTCCGGGTGCTGGATGCACCATGTCTGGCGGCACATACGGGTGCCCTGGTGCATAAATGGTTGGCTGTACGCCCTGGCTGTGTTGGTAAGCAATAGCTCTCCAGTCAAAACCATCAATGATGTAGGGAACTTCTTTGAAATACTGTAGTCTTGGATGTTCTAGTAATTCTTGGTACAAGTTGTCTGCTTGTTGAAACATGAGAATTTTGTGACCCCGCTGACGGATATCGCTTATTACCCCTAGCATGCGATACATCAGATCTTCAATTCGATCCAGCACAGTATCAGCTTCCCATTTTAATTTTAAATCAACAAATTGATCAGAATCAGATTGTTTCCAATGTGGCATCCACTTGTTTCGAAAAATCTGATTCTGTGGGTTGGTCCAACGACCTTCAAACGAGTCTGTTTCAATGAGAATAGGTATTTCCAGCCTACTAACAAATGTCATGCCTAGTACATACAACGTATTTGCACCTGGATTACGACTGTGTTTTTGGGTGGTTCTTAGAATCCTTGAGTTGGCGCTGCCACCAATTGCAAGGCTAACTGCATTGGGAACCCCCGGTTCTTTTTCTATGCCAAGACGTTGTGCCAAATCTACGTGTCCTTGTCCAAATGCATAGCTTTCCATATAACTGCAGCCGTTGACTACCAACTGTGAGATCATTTTTTGTCTTGTCCTGCATTGTGACGATACTCATCAATTTCTTTTTGTGTGGTTATCTCAGCCATGACATCAATTTCGTCGTCTTTGTAGTGCGGAAATATTTCCTGCAAGGCACGGCGTTTGGCGCTGAGTCCTGCTTCTTTCTTTTTGGGAGCGATCCAGGGATGACGAGGTGTGCCTATGTCGGGACTCACAGTAGTAGCCAGCAACCACTGCAGTTTAGGATGCCGACCAAGATCAAAAAAGTGTTTGTTCAGTCGCTCGTTGGTGGCAATCACATAGAACTCCTGCAGTTCTCTAGATCCATCTACTGATGAGCCCCAGCGAATCATGAGATAGTTGCTGAACTTTTTCTTTTCTTCTGCAGTGAGATCATCGTAGAATGATCTGACCTTGCGGTCAAACATCCGCATCTCATTGGCAATGTTTAGTTTATCGCTCATAGGGCTTGCTTAGATTGTAGACTATTTTAACATGATCAATGGCTTCTTGCAAAGTAGGATTGGACTCTGCTGCTGTGAGTATGTCGTTCCATTCTGACAGGTGCCCACGTTCAGGAGAACCAGTGACATCGTATCCCACCACTGATCTTTCAGATGTGCCTGATTCCCGTGCATAGATTATACCATTAGCACGTTCATAAATCAAGGTGGCACCAGGTTTAAGACTTCCCATATTGATATCCATATTGTGAGTGGGCCCAGCGAAGGAATCTATCAAGTTGTTCACGATCATCAGGATAGCTTTCAAGATAGATACGAACCATTCGGTTCAGCATTTCAAATGTTTGTGCTTCTGTGTACATAGGTCACCATGCTTTGTTGTAATCCACGATCTCGCAGTTGCGACTGACATCTTTCACAAAGTAAACACAGTCAGGTTCGGGATCGTCATTGAGTGGTACTGCCAGCATCTGCCCATTTTTGAGTTTGGGTGCGTACCACGAAACCTCATGA